GGTACAGACTTCGGCTGGCCTTCGGTGGACTTCAACGGGTGCAAGATTCACGCCGATCCATTAGCTCCGTCCAGTGCTGCATGGCAGACGTTGCCCGGTGGAAACCCAGGAGCCTTCGGCGCAAGCCAAGCCAAGTTCTACGACGGAGTGGGCGGATCAACGCAACTGTCTCCGTTCCTGACTCCGACGTACAAGCTGAATGGCGTCTCGGTCGCGGCAGGCACACTTTCTCCGACAGGCTCGAACATTCCTTCGGCAACCACCATCAATCCGGGTGAAGCCCTCTGGTTCATCGATCCTTACTCGCTGGTGGCTTTGAAGCCCAAGCCGGGTTCGGGATGGGCAATGGACTTTGACGAGAACCGGGTTCCGAACAACATTTCATCGGCGATTCGGTATCTTCGCTACGCAACGAACATATTCGGAGATCAGCCGACCCACGGTCTGCCGGTCTTCGGATTCAAGGGGGTAGGTCAGTAATGGCACAGGTTCCGTACACATCGTTCTACAACGGGCCGTTCGCGGTCTACACCTCTCCGACGGGCATGGCAAGCCAAGTCACGAGTTCGCCGTATCTTGGCGGTTCGCTGCACGAAGGCGACTACTGCGATTTGCAGGCCCATGAAGCAGCCGCATGGAATATCCAGTTTGGCGCGAAGCTGAATGCTGGACGTTACCGGCTCGTCAGGGTAAGCCCTGCGTCAACCAACACGACCATCAAGTATGGGTTCCCGGTTGGCTGGGGCAACCCGACCACGTTGGGTCTGGTGGTACTGTCTGCCGGTGGAAGCGGCGCTACGACCGACGGGACTTATAGCATCTCGTCCTCGACTTCTGGCGGAACGGCGGCAACGGCACTGGCAACAGTCAGCGGCGGCATCATTACCGCCGTGCAACTGACTTTCCCCGGCGCTGGGTTTACGTCAGTTCCGACATTCAGCTTGAGCGAGATTGCAGGCATCAGCGGTGCCTCAGTTCTGGCGCAGATGGCGTACAACTCGAATCTCGTTGGATCGTTCGATGTAACTGGCAGCGTTGATATTTCGACTGTCCGCGCTATTGCCCTTCTCCCTTCGATTACCGCCGCGCAGATTACGGCGGGCGCGTGGATCGTGGTTCAGGAAAATGGGATTGCCCCGGTGTATGTAACGACTGCGACTGCAACCGTCAAGGGTTCCATCGCGGCGTCTGCAACTGCCGGCGCGGTCACGACATCAGCGATTGCAACTCCGGTTGCGCTCGGATACATCGGACAAACCCTCGACACGGCGGCAGCGGCTACGGTTGTTCGCGTTGTCTTGGGATTGCCACCGATTCAGGGATAAGGAGCAAGCGTGAACACGAACTACGTCTATCCAAGTGCGCAAGTTGGCGAGTTCCGACAGGCGCTCCTGTACGCTGTCGGCCCTGCGTCCTACTCGACCACAGCCGGCGATCCGGTCTACAATCCGGGGGCGAATGAGTACATCAATGTGCCCACTTCAACTCGGACGTTGAGCGGCAATTACAACGTCGATTTCCAGCCGACAGCGGTTGGTTTGAACATCGTTCGCGCCGGTGCGCCAAGTCCCAGTCAATCGGGATGGACGGCACGCTGGAGCTTTACCAATCTGAATGGCGGATCGGGCGTTGCATCGGTGACGGGCAGCGGCGGTACAGGCATGACAGTGGGCACCTATGCGCTGTCGATTGCCGCGCCTCCCACGGGTGGAGTGCAGGCAGTTGGGAACATCCAAGTGCTGACTGCGACCACGTACACCATCACGATCACTAATCCCGGTTCCGGATATACTTCTGCTCCGGCAACCACGGCTGCGACTGGCGGGACTCCTCCGACCCTGACCGCGCATTTGTCTGCTGCCGGAGCAGAAGTTGCAGCGGGCGCGAATCTGAGTGCGGAACAGATTCAGTTCGGGGCTGTAATTTCGAGTTTGTAAGGCCGTCGTCGCGGGTGGCCAGTTGGGCGGGCGTGCGGACGCAACAGTTCGCTGCCCGCTTTTTTCATGGAGCGAAAATGCTTTACGATGTGGCGATGAACTTGACGAGGCTGGTTCCTGACACGCCGCTGGCGCGAAGCCAGACCGCTGTGTATCGCGCGCTGCGGGCGATCTACGACCAAACTGATTGGAGCTTTCAGAAGGGGTTTGCCGGTTGGCTCGCTCCGGGAATGGTCTTCGACGGAGAGGGAACTTTTACCACCACACCCTACTCGAATCAGATCATTGCCGATGCCACGGCGACCGCCGCTCTGCAAGCCTACACCGGACAGCCGCTCATCACGCAATTGCAATATCGCAACCCAGCGTTCGCCATTTACGACATCGTGGGCTACGACTTCAACACCATCAACCCCGGTTTCGTGACGTTGACGCTCGACCGGCCCTGGATGGAGCCGGGAAGCGGAACTGGCCAGCCGTACTACATCTATCAGCATTATTTTGTCTCTCCGGTTCAGGATTGGCGGAAATGGATTGCCATTCAAGACTTCACGAACAATTTTGCTCTGGACTTCTGGAGCCTGACGCGAGCGGATTTGGCGAGCCTCGATCCGCAGCGCATGGTCAACTCGATTCCTACCAACGTGGTTCCGGCGGGAATTGATTTGAGAACGGGCAGCGCGACCTATGGATGGCAACGCTTCGAATTGTATCCCTGGCAAGGGAATCTGACTCCGTACACGCTTTCCTATCGTCGGCGGGGGCAGTTGCCGGAAACGCAAAGCGATTGGTACTCGATGTATCCCGAACCGCCGATCACCGAGAACATGGTGGAATTCAAGACCAAGGAAATCCTGCTGCTCGATAAGGCAGCGGAGATGGAAGCAAAAACTCCGGGGTCGGGTAAAGGAATGACGGTGCTCTCCGCGCTTGCCCAAAAGCAATACTTGCAAGAATTCGGGCCGGTGCTTTCGATTGACTTGAATCTCGACGGCGAGAATTTTACCCACACACATCAACCGGGTCGCTGGCAGAATGGTTCATCGTACGCGACCTACGGGCCCAATTCCAGGCTGAATGTTGGCGGGTATCCAGGCAGAGGAGGAGTTTAATATGCAATTGCTTCAACTTGCACCAGCGGCAACGGGAACAACCCCAGTACTCGCGCGCAGCGCGTCTATCTTCACCCCTACCGTCCCCTTCCAGTGGGTCACGGTGCAGAACAACGGAACCAACCCTATGCGAGTAGGCGATGCGACTGCGACTGCCACGAGAGGGATTCTGCTGCCACCGACATCCTCGATCACTTTTGGCCCAGCGCAACACGAAGGCCAGAATTTGAACGAGTGGTATGTCTACATCGTGAGCGGCGACAAATGCGACATCATGTATCAGGAGTAAAAGGTGCCCGCATACTCCTGGCTGACAAAAACCGCTGCCATTGCCGCCCTTCAAGGACGGCTGAACCAATCTTCGTTTTGGCTCTCGACGGAGCTGTGGGGAAATATCGTTGAAGGTTTGCGGCATTTCAATGGCCTGAGCGAACAGTGGAATCAGACCCTCGCCGTCATCAATGCCAACGGCCAGTGGATAAATACCGGGACACTCGCCGGTTCTCCGCGTCTGCGCTCCGTCACCGACATGGAGCTTTACTCCTCCATGTGCTACATCCTTCTCGAACCGCAATTGTCCGGCGGATCGTGGGCAGGTTCGACGCAATTTACTCTCCAGCAACTTCAATGGTCATTGCTGAAACGGTGCCAGGAAACCATTCAGCAGACTTCGTGCAACCTTGGCGTGCTGCCAGCGATCAACGCCACGCCGGGAGTCAGAACGGCTTATGTTCTCCCTGATACCTCGCTGGAAGCCCGCAGGAACCGATTCTTTGCTCTGGTGTTGTCTACGACTGCGACCGGCTCTGCGGGTGCGTCTCAGATCATCGCGGCTTCGGCAACAGGTGTCCAAAATGGCCAAGTAGTAACAGGAACAGGCTTTCAGACGGGAACCTTCGTCACTGGGGTCTCAGGAACTTCGGTAAGTCTGAGCCTGCCGACAAGCGGAGCAGTTTCAGGGGCAGTGCAGTTCTTCCAGCCATACCTCTTGACGCGGGAAGACACGCTGTCTTTTCAGTCATTCGAGCCGACCCATTTGCAGACCGTGGGTACCCCTCAATCGTGGGCAGTGGTGGGAGAACCGCCGCTCTCTTTCTGGGTAGACATTGCGCCGAACACGCCGGGATACTTCGAGATGCTGGCGCTCGATGCCGGTCCGACCTTCGCGCCTCCAGCGGCTTCGCTGCTTGGAGTTCCGGATGATTGGTCGATGGTGCCGATGTATGGAGCGCTGGCTGATGTGCTAGCGCAGGAAGCTGAATCGACGGACATGCAACGCAGCGCCTATTGTCTGGAACGGTACAACGACATGCGAGCCATGATGCAACACTCGAACTGGCTCTTGCAGGCACCGGCGAATGGAGTGGTCACGCCCGTCACGGCGCTGGCAGACATGGATACTTTGGCAGTGAACTGGCAGCAGTCGTTAAGAAATCTTCCTGCGGTGGTGGTGGCCGGGATGGACTTTTTCGCCCCTGTACCGGGAAGTCTTTCTCTGGCGGTGACGGTGGTTGGAAATGCGCCACTACTCGATCCTACCGGAGTTTACGTGCAGGTAAGCCGAGACGACTGGCAGGCGATCCTCGATTATGCGCAGCATGTGGCCATGCTGAAGACGAATGACTGGCCCAGTTCGATGCCGCTATTGCAGTCCTTCTATCGAGCGGTGGCAGCGAGAAACCGTCGCTGGGAGACTTACGGTATTTTCGCCAAGTATCTACATCTGGAAGGCAAGAAACAGGAGAGAGTTCAACCCAAGGAGGTGGCCGTTGCCAGTTGAAACCTTCAAGAGCAAGGAAGCCTATCGGAAATCGAGAGCCTACACGCATATCCACGGCATAAAAACGCACGCCAAAAGTGTCTGCATCAAGGGGAAAGGTTGCCACGATGTCAAGCATGGGTCCAAGAGACGCAGCAAGCATGGAAACGGGAAAAGGTAGAAGGACGCGCGGCACAGCGATCAAAGGATTCGGTTCGTCGGGTCGCAAGTACACGCACCGTAAATCGAAAGGCGCACGACTGCGCAAAGGGGCAGCACTGAAGGGATAGCAAGTGGAGCAGGGCATTCGGCTGGACATTGCGGGTGGAGTCAATACTGTCGCGTCTTCGGATCAGATTCCGGAGAACGGCGGCGGCTGGCCATTTTTGCAGAATGTCCGAAAAAACCGCAAGTCGATGACGGTAGCCCGTTTTCCTCTTGGGAACGATCTTCTTGCGTCTGCGCTGGGCGCGGGGATCGGCTCGGTGACGCGGCTGAATGATCCATATAAAACTAGCCCCAGTTATGCTTACGTCTCCGGCTCGAATGGAAGTCTGTATGTTGGCACAACGCAAGTCGCCTCCGGGCTGAGCGGGAATCCGCTGTCGTTTCTTCCCTATCGACCGCCAGACAGTCCGCAGCCGTGGTGCTATATTGCCGACCCATCGCTGGCGGTGAGTATTTTGAACCCATCGTATGCGGCCTATGGGCTAGTGTGCGGGATGCTCAAAGTACGCTCCGATGGAACCTGCTACAAGGTGGGAGTCAAAGAACCGCAAGTTGCTCCCAGCATCAGCGTAACCAGCGCAGCAAGCCCCTATTGGGTCACGTATCGCTATCTCTATCGTTCGAAGATCACGGGGGCTCTTTCCAATCCATCGCCGGAAGCTGTGCCACAGCAGGTTCAACTTTCCTCACAGCAAGGCTCTTTTACGATGAATTCGAGCTACGCAACCTATGTGAGCTTCAACGCTTCGCAATATCAGACAGCGGTATCGGATACGCAACTGCGCACGTCGAGTGTCGCATCGGGAACATTGACCGATTACATTATCGTCAAGGACTTGCCTGGTCTCGTCGGTTCGGTTCCTTCTGGAGCGCAAATTACCGGGGTGGGCGTCGCGGTTACCTGGAACGGCCAGCAGAATGGAACTGGAGTGCTCGCAAACGTGGCTCTCTTCTATGGAGGTCAGGTCTATGGGCAGGTAAAGTCTCCGGGAACGCAGAACACGCTTTCGACGCAGGTTACATCGCAGGGCGGTCCATCCGATCCGTGGGGAGCCGCGCTTACGCCGGCCATCGTCAACGATTCGACGTTTGGATTTGGCATTCAGGTTTTAACGCAGCAGTCGGGCAGCACTGACCGCTCATTCTTCTATACATGGAGCATCACGGTTTACTATGCGAACGTGGCGACGACGGGAACCTGCACGCTATCGCTCGACCCGCAAGTAGACACGATCGATGTGTACCGGCAGACTCCCGCGCTCGATAACTTCACCTATGTATTGTCGATTGGAAACTCCGGAGGGGGTGGGTTCACCGATAACCTCAGCGATCTGACTATCGCCAATAACCCGATTCTGAGCTATGACAATTACGAACCGTTTCCGTCGATTGACCTGCCAAGATCGGGAACACTGAGCAGTGACGGCGCGGGAAATCTGACATGGACGAGCGGCGATGCCTTCAATGTTCGCTGGCTCCCCGGAACGGACATTCTGATTTCAGACTCGACCGGGGCGCAGATTGCCTATCTGCTTTACAACCGGCCCACCTCCACAACCCACATGAAGGCGTACAACACAACGACTACGGATACCGGATTCATCACCTTCGGCTATCCTCCGGCTGGAACCGGACTGATCTGGCAAATTGTCGTTCCTGATTTGGCTGCTGAACCTTCTCCGGTCATTTGGGGACCAACCCCCGATTCCGGCGGCGGGTCATTCATGATGGGCCTTGATCCCTTGAATCCTGGCGATCTTCTGACCTCAACAGGCAATAACTTCGATTCGGCATCAGGCTCACAAAGACTTTACGTTTGCTCTCCGTCTGAGGGTTTAGTTAATGGCATTGTGACATCGGAATTGCATGTTGTGTTCTCCCCAGAACGATTTTGGCTGCTCTATCCCAATTTCTCGGATGCGGTCGCTACGGTGACAGGAACGACCGGGCCGCTGTGGACTCCAGTGCAGGCAGCGGCGACACGAGGGTTGTTCGTTCGCTATGCGCTGGGAGGACTCGGAGCATTGCTGGGGTGGAGGGCGAAAGACGGCATTTTCATCTCGCAAGGTGGAGGGCCGGAAGAGGATATTTCCGCGAACATCTACAACCTGTTCCCGCATGGCGAGCCGGAAGGACCGTCGCCCGTTGTTATTGGTGACAAGACGATCTTTCCTCCGAACGATTCGCTTCCGAACGCGCAGACAATTACCTGCGTTCCCGGTTATATCTTCTACGACTATCAGGACATCAACGGCACGCCGCGCACGCTGGTTTTCGATATGGAAGCGAAGGGCTGGGTGGTTGATTCCTACACGCCTAACGTCAACTGCCATGCTCTTGCAACCGGGGTAAATCAGATTCTCTGCGGATGCACAGACGGCACGATTCGGGCGTTTGACTCGGCAGGAAGCGAGACGGGCACGGCGGTCATTATCACGCGGTCGGAGAATAAAGGCTCAACACGCATTGTGAAGCGGGTTGGAGGTGTGTTTCTTCGGGCGGTGGCGGCAAGCGCCATTACGCTGTCCTTTTGGGCCAATCGTTTGCAGACGGCCATCACCGGCTTTGCGCCGGGAGTTACGGGGACATCCGCAACCGAGAATGACTACCTGACGGACTTCACTGCGTCCACGAATGCCGATGTGAAGGATTTAGCCTGCGAGTTTACATGGGCTCTAGGAAGCGGAAACATCCTTGCTGAGTGGCAGCCGGACTGGACATTCCTGCCGGCGGCGGTCATTGGCTGGAAGACAGGTCTGTTGAGTTACGGGAATCGCGGCTGGGGACATATCGAATGGATCAACCTTGCCTACCAATCGACGGCCACGGTGAATCTGACCATGACGCCAGATAACGGCTTTCCGGTGACCCTGACATTTCCCAGTACCAGCGGGAAGCAGGTAAAGCAGTGGATGACATTCCCTGCGAACAAGTTCAAGATTCTTGGATGGACGGCGAATTCAAGCCAGCCATTCTCGATCAGCTCTCAGGATTGCGAAGTATATTTCTCCGGATGGGGCGGCAAGTCGGGAACGATCAGGCCATTTGAGGCTGGATGGGGGCAGACGACAACATGACGACTCCATCCATCGCATATACCGGCCCGACGATTGAACCTGACGTTCCGTTTCAGGTGCGGCGGCACCTCCAACTCATTTACCAGAAGCTCGGCAACCACACGCAAGCCTTCCAGTTACAGCAAGCCAAGATCAATGCGATCAAATCCGGTACTTCGACCACGATAGAACAAGGCGGCTCCGGCGGTGGGAGCATCATTCCCTACACTCCGCAACCGGGAATACCTGTCAACAATCAGTCCGGGGTAACCTCCTACGCCACAGTGGCAGGCGACAACGGGCC